CAGAATTCAAAATAAAGCGGGCCTTCTTCTTCTCCAGGGATAGTATAATCATATTGATATTTTCCTTCTTCATAAGGTGTCACGTTTATTTCTTCTATAATTTCCCTCCTAATATTATATATTTTTAAAACAACATTATCGGGGGAAAAATATTCTCCATCAAAATTTTTGAATTCTGCTTTTAGCCTTATAGTATCACCAATATACATTTACTCCACCCCCAATTTTATATCACGCTGTTGGGTAGAAATTGTGCTTGGGTGTTTTTCGATACCCAATTTTATATCACGCTGTTGAATAGAAAGAGTTACTGTTAATTTTACATATGGTGAAATTATTTCTCTCAGTGTATCAACAATATATTCATATTCTTTTATTGTTTGCCGTAATGTTTCTGCATCATAAACATGTCCTGCATAAACAACCCTGTAAGTATCACCCACATAAATGCCCAATTCTACCACAAAACGCATAGTATCGGCAGTATATTGGTATTGCTTCACTATGTGCCTAAGCAGGTCGGCGTTATGGGCATCTGTTTTGATTATCATCCTTTTGGCATCGGCAGTATATCCGTATTCTTTCAAGACTTTGCGAAACGTATCGGCGGCATAATCGTAGTCCTGCAGTATTTTTCTTTCAGCATCAGCAGGATAAGAATATTCTTTTGCAATTCGCCTTGTGGTATCAGCATTAAACTGAAATTCCTTTGCTATCTGCCGTTTAGCATCGGCAATAAACTCTTGTTCAGNTATGATTTGTCTTACGGTGTCGGCAGGATAAATGNCTGCGGTAATTACAACGATTTTACGGAGAGTGTCGGCAAAATAAGCATCTTCCCTCAAAACCTTCCTGAGTGCATCTGCCNCAAATTCCTGCCCTGCTAAAACCTTCCGCAAGGTATCGGTATTATGTTCGTACGCTCTAAGCACTTGCCGTTTGGTATCGGCGTTATAGGTTTGCGCTTGGATTACCTTCCTTGCCGCATCGGCAATAAATTCCTGCTGTATGGCGATCTGCCTTATCATATCAGCCTGATATTCTGCTTCTTCGGCTATTCTGCGGAGAACATCGGCTTGATAGGCATAGGATTTCACTACCTGCATGAGCATGTCTGCCTGATACTCGTAACTTTTCAGCAATTTCCGCAAGGTATCAGCGGTAAAAGTATATTCTTTGATTACTCTCCGTTTTGTGTCTCCGGCGAAAACATGCCCTTGGATTATTTTGCGTTTGGTGTCTGCACTGTAGGAATAGCCTTTCAGCGTTATACGTTCGGTATCAGCACTGTAGGAATAGTCTTTCAGCGTTATGCGTTCGGTATCAGCAGAGTATTGATATGCTTTATTGACTTTACGGAAAGTGTCTGCTTGATAGGCTTGGCTTTGGGTAATAGGACGTTTCGTATCAGCATTGTAAGATTGACTTTGTATGATAGTACGAATAAGATCGGCTACGTATTCGCAATATTCAGTTGCTTCCTCATAATACACAAGCTCCGGATCACGAATATAGTTAGTGTAGAGCGTTTTACCTGATGCTGTTAGTGCCTTCCAGCCGTTTAAATCGTTCGGATCAAGCACACGACCTTTGAGAACCCCTAATCTACTGGCGGGGACACTCCAGTCTACATTGTTATCCTCGAACCAGCCGACAGCGGGTAGTACCAGCTCAGTGAGGGAGGTGCAGCCATTGGCATAGTTTTGCATGAAATAACTACCCACGCTGGTAAGGCTGCTGGTATCTGGGACAGCGAGCGAAGTGAGGGAGGAGCAGTTATTAGCATAGTAANNCATGAAATAATTCCCCACGCTTGTAAGACTGCTCGTGTCCGGGACATCGAGAGAAGTGAGGGAGGAACAGTTAGTGGCATAGTAATGCATGAAATCAGACCCCACGCTTGTAAGACCGCTAGTGTCCGGGACAGCGAGAGAAGTGAGGGATGAGCAGACATTAGCATACCTAAGCATGAAACCAGTCCCCACGCTTGTAAGACCGCTGGTGTCCGGGACATCGAGCGAAGTGAGGGATGAGCAGCCATAAGCATAGAAATACATGAAATAATTCCCCATTGTCCCAGTCAAAGGCGACTTTTGGGAAATGGCGATACTGGTTATTGTTTTTGCATTATAGAACGAGGGCGTCATATAGTTATCGCCTGACTTATTCCAGTTGTGGGCTACCTGCATTGTTGTATCAGTTACCGGGAAAGTGGTGCTTGTGCCTGAGACGGATAAAGAAGTCCAGTCTCCGCTAGTCCCGGCACGATAATATACCGTGCCAGAAGCGGCAGACGTAGNACCCCTGTACAGTCTTATCGGGCAATCCCCTGACGCTTCCGAAAATGTCAGGGTATGGATAACGTCATACTCTTGGTTAGGGTTTATAGTAGCCACGATTNCTCACCACCTTCCCTANCTTGTCCCCTAGCTTGTTGCTCCTATGGTTGCCGCAACCTGAATATACACACTTCTATCATTCGCCGGTTCTTCCGTAGATGCTACTCTTGCTCTGGCCCAGAAGATGACGTTGGTTGAGCCGATTTCCGAGGAAAAATCGAGCGGTAAACCCCATGCTACAGGTGTGCCGGGACTGCCCGAACTGTCGGGGGCAAGCTGCCACTTATCAATGCCCGAAGAATCCACGATTGAAACACGAGCGTGCCTACCGGAATCGAGTACGGTTTCGTAGCCAGGATCACAACGCACGGCAAGTTTAATCCAGTTTCCTTGCGCGTAACCTGATTCAGGTACTTTGATTGCGCCGGATTCGATCGGATCCAGTCCGGTGCCACTTGAAACAAGTGTGCCGTCTGTTTGCCCAGCCGTTACAGCGCCTTTGTATATCTTAATCTTGCTCGACATGCTCTCACTCTCCTTAGNTAATATTTACACCGCCCAGCAGCCAAGGTCTGAGCAGTTCCTTCGCCTCCTGGCTTAGCAGCCCACGTCCGCCCCCCGGCGCATAGGTTCTCGCTCATGTTGCCCAGCGTGAACGACTGCACNCCCTCCTGCTGCAATTTCCTCCGCTGGCTGTTGCCCCTTTCCAGGAGCGCAAGCGCCTCCTCGCAGCATGCTTCCTTCACGGCCTCCGGGACTTCAGTATCCGGGTAGCGAGGGAAGGCCAGCTCCTGATCCGGATTCGTCTTCTCCCTGTCAAGAGTTGCCGGTCTATTGCTCTTGTTGCTTGCCGGAGGGCTTTTTCTTTGTCTGCTTCGCTCGTTTCGCCCCAGCTTTCGGCATGGAGGCGGTTTTTGAAGTATTCGTCGGCGTATTCGATTGTGCAGTAAGATTGCACCCGCCCTCACCTCCTGCAGCAACCGCTATTTTGCTCTCTATCCAGCGCCTAGCCGTCTTTTCATCAACCGGTATTTCCTGTCCCGCCTTGAGCGGTTTGCCGTAATGTGTGTTGCATAACAGCCTAACTTTCACTTCAATCACCATCCAATAGACAGGGGGACGGGTTTGTCCCGCCCCCCTACTGTATCATCTCTTAACCTGTCTTAATCTGCCGCCCCTGCCGCCGGCGGTGTCAGCACCGCAAAGGGATACCTCTGCGCCTCTGTCGGCTGCAGCCGGGTAACAGGATTAGGCACCTGCCAGGCCAGACGCATTACAGCCCGCAGGGCTACCATGTCCTGCTGGGCCAGGTTATAGACAATAGCGCCCGTGTTATCCTGGATAACAGCCTCGGTCAGGACTTTGTAGGTGATTTCCTGCCGCATAGCATACACAGCCTGACGGAAGTCACCGGAGAACATCAGCGCCTGAGTAACATCAAATGCGCCGTTTGCCGGGAATTCCATCGGTTCACCGTCTAGCTCATAGCGGGTTCTGTCCTGCATCGAGCGCACGAAAATGGGCTGTCCGCTAGTATCACGCAGCCCCCGCAGTTTGGCTTTCATGGTCATGGCGGCTATATGTCCGTTTACCATATAGCCGTCCTCTTCCACCAGGGAAATGACGCCGTTTTCGCCCATGATGTCGTCGTAGATGTCTGCACCTGTGCCAAGCGCAACGACATGGCCCGCGCTGGTGGCTCCATCGAGAATGCTGTCAGGCCAGGAGGCCGGCGCGTTGGTACCAAACAGAATTGCTGCATCAATAACCACGCCAAAAGCTTCAACGATGCGAGGCCTTACCTCTGCCCAAATGTCGTAGTCTGCGTCGTCCAATACAGCTTCAGGGATAGGCACAATGCAGGCAATTTCTTCTGCGTTGAGGTACTTGTTCTCCCATGCCTGCTCTGTCGTCTGCTTGAGGCCGGTGTCCCCGTTCACAAAGTATGCGGTCGGCAATACACTTAAAACGGGAATCCTCTGCTGCTTACGGCTCATGTTTGGCAGCCGCCTAAAAAGCCGCAAGCATGCACTCGTTTCCGCTACACCTTGCACAATTTCCCTCGACACCTCTTCAGGAATTAACGCCACAGCATCGTTGCGGTCAATGATTTTGTTGTAAGCCATCGCTATCATCCTCCATTAGATTTTTACTCTCTCCCTGCCATCTTGCGGATGAACAAGTTCATGGGGTTTACGTTGCTTTTTGCTGCTGCCGGGTTTGTACCGCTCCCTACTTTAGTCGGTGACAGGCCCAGCAGCTTTTGCAGTTCCTTGATGTCCTCCTCGATTTCCTTGTCATCCGTCCCGAAAATACGATCTGCCCAGGCTGTAGGAAGCCCCGCTTTTTCCAGTGCCTGCACTTTCATCGCCTTTAACCTGGCCTCGGTGGCCTCTTGCTCTTTTTGTTGCAGCTGCCGCTCATACTCAGCCAGCTTGGCCTGCAGTTTCTCCTGCTCCGTCATCTGTGCTTCCTTCAGCTTCTGGTATTCCTCCGCAGCCTTCTTCAGGTCGGAGTAGTCTTTGTACTTCTCCCGCTCGCGCTTGAGCCTGTCAGCAATGATCGCCTCAAGCTCTGCCTGCGTGAACGTCTTATCCGGCTGTTTGTCGTCCAGCTTCATAGCTGGAGCCTGCCCGCCGTCGGCAGGGTTAGCAGTATTCTTCAAATCATCAGCCATTTTCTCTTGCCTCCCTCATTGTCCGCACTTAACCGGCGTGCGTAGCCGTTATTATTTAATATCTAACTCCCACTTACTTTTTTATACTGGTCAGTACCAGTTCTCAGGTCTTTGCATTTATGCTCCGCAAATACTAACCCAGAGCAAAATAAAAACAGCCCTTCGGCTGTTTGTTGACAGCTTTACTTTCCATAGATAGCATTTGTTATGTCAATGCATTTAACGCCTTTTTCAAAAAGCTCTATAATTCTGTCGCCGTTAGTCATGTTTGCAATCCTTTTTTGTTCTCTCCATTGCTTTTTACGTTTGGCTCTACTCGCCATGAAAATCCCTCCTTAAAATAATCAAAATAAAAGCGCCCGAAGGCGCTTATTCGTTAGATTGTTTTTTTAACAATTCTATTTCTCTCTCAGCCCGCAAAATCATGAACTGCTCCTTAATCCCTAAATCCGTGAACTTTTCCGCCTTTTCTACTGCATGAATAAATCGTTCTCTTTCTTCAATCGTTAGTCCTAGCATTGACGGAGCGCTCATAACCTTTCCAAGCCTTCTACTCAATTCAGGAAGCAAAGTTACGCCCTCTTTCTTTATTATTTTTGAACAAAAACCTTTCCTCTATTTAACACCAACATAAACCTTGAAGAAGGGATGTCTATTGCATCATACCCTTTATACAATGCATATCTTCCTGGATCCGCAAGAACCCGTCGGTATCTCTCCATTTCTTCCCACTTTTTAGCAGCCTCCTTTAAAAACTCCTCAACTTTATCATCATCTCCAGTCTCATCGTAAATTCTATCGGCCTCTNTCCTTGCTTTTCTTCGTAGGGCNCGTTCTTCNTCCTGTAGAGCTGTAAACTCTGACTTCTGCATCTCNATAAGGGCATCATANGATATTATTTTTGCATCTTTCTTTAAGGCCATACGCAATACATTTTTTTCCACCCCATCTGCAAATTGTTTGGCAACTTCCATCCCATCCTCCCCATATGCCGTATATATTCCATTTCCATAGACCCCTTTTCCTGCAAAATATTCTCCAGTCTTAAATTGCTCTACATAGGCTTCAGCTTTTCCTTCACGCCCTGCAATACCACGGAAAAGCTCTCTATTTCCTTGTTGAATGTAAGCGTCCATCTCTTCCTTACTCAATAATGTAGGCTTTTTATGGAACCCGACCTCCTTCGCCATATCCTGCAAAACAATATCCCCATGTAAAGCATTCAGCTGCAGAGATAAATAATCAGGATCATGCATTGCCCTTTCCAAAGTTTTCTTTGGTACAGATGGAAAAGACGGCNTTGTCTCTTCTTCTTCTGATGGCTTAGCAAATGTCCTTTGCCAATATTCCTGCAATTCGGGATCACTATCTGGATTGTCCCTGAACCTCTCTAACCTTTGCACAAATGAACTCGGGTCTTCCACTACCTCTGTAAAAAAGCACAAACAATTCGGATGCGCAGGCATTGGCGGAGCATCCTCTACTCGGTAAACACCTGGCCCAAACCCTTGGTCGGCATATGCTAACTCATCACAAATATCGTATTCTGGGTGTTCTGAACTTAATACCCACTTCACACCTCTACATGCAGGGTTATATGTCGCACTCTTTAACGTGGCATCACCATGAGCCGCTGATAACTCTGTCCTAACCAGACGCAACGACTCATAATTTAAGTCTTTCGGTAACCTCCTGCCCATGCGTTTCATCATATTAGGGTAGTCCTTTACTAATGTCCCTGAACCTTCTTTAACATACTTTGTCAATGCTCTTGCTATATCCACAGGATCCATATTTTCTGCTATCCCTGCTGTTAATATCCTCCCTATCGCCTCTGTGGTATCGCCAGTTATATTCCAAATCCTATCGCTTAAATACAAACCACCCAGCCTGCGATTCCACATCGCTTTAATTACTTCTTCTTGCACTGAACCAAACACATTTTGTATTTTCCCAGCTACTTCAGGGAACACCTTTAGGAGTAAATCCGCACTAACTTTCTCGTTATACTCAACCCCAATGCCTACTGCCTTCTCGATACCTTTGCTAATGATATCTTTCTGTTTACCATTCAACGCCTTGGCGAAATCTTTCAACCCAGCTTTAACATACTTCATCTGTGCCGCTACATCGGAAGGCATGCCTTCTATAGAAACGCTCAAATCTTTGACCATCCCTTCCACTTCCTTGGCTAATGCCTTTTCTGTAGCTAACTCGGTAGTAAGAAACTTTCGCCTATTTTCAAGTGCCCAACTATAATACGGCCCATTGAAACGCTTCAAATCCTCACGCCAGCTCATTACGTGCTTCTTCTATTGCCTTGTTAATCTCCTCTAATTGTGCATTCAGCCCAGCATTTTCTTCAAGCCGCTGCCGTAATATCCAACTCCTTATTATCCTTTCACGCTCGCCCGGAAGCTCTTCATTGTCTGAAACATAACCTTGCATGGTGTCTACATACTCGCTCAACAAATCGACAGCCGCATCCATACTCATGAAGCCACCCATCAATGCAGTATTAATTGCCTGCGTGAGCAAATTAAGTACCCTTGCATATTGCTCTTCATCTCGCTCGATTACTTCATCCCATGCTAACGCTACTGAATAGTCCCTGAACCTCTTCCCTGTCACCTGCGAATGCATTGCCAATACCATACGTGCAAATTGCTGCCAACTTTCTGTTACCATCTCACGTTTACGTGCTACTCTTCGAATTAACAACGGGTATTGCTCTTTCACGCTCGCATGCGAACTTGGAGTGTGCACACCAAATGCAAACTCGGGCACTTCAGACACATCAACAATACAGTAAAATAACAACTCTAACAATGACCCCGCATCACCTATCGCTGAACTAACCTCAATAAACGACGCATCCTCTTCATTGGTAAAGATTAAAAGCTCATGACCTGTTAAATCAATTCTCGCTGGTCGCCCCTGCTGAATACTTTCCCACGCTTCAGGGAAATTGTTTTTAAGGAAGCCGCTAACATCCTTTAACTGTAACTTCATCCTTGGAGTTGAATGCATCTTTGAACCTTGCAAAGCATGTAACATCACATCGTGGTACGCCTTGAAATACGGCTCTACTGCTTCCAACTCGGAATTGCCGAATAACTGTGTCTCTTCCGCCTCATTCTTAAAATGTATTATCGGTATGAAGTCCCACAAATTAGGTTGCTCTCCTACCTTCAAATCTGGTGGTACGTCTCCTTCAGCTTGTGTTACAATACTATCTGCTGTTACGATTTGGGTATAGTTATACTGCCTTCTTCCCTGATCCCACATTACCCTTGCCGAAATCGTATATGCTACTGGCTCATGCGTAATGGGATCCAACTCAATGTCTGCAACTTGCTCTGGCGGTATGATTGTGAAATCCACTGAACCACCAACACGCTCTGGATAAAGAACACTTCTCTTGTTATTCACATACAAATATAGAAAACAGTCGCCATCTCTCAATGTCAATTGGTGAACTCGCAAGATTCTACTTGTCCAATCCACGAGATAATCATCTAACACTGCCTGTGCTTCCTCATCCGCACACCTGAAATGCGGTGCACCCATAAACCCAGCTAATGTGTTTATTATTGGCTTCGCAAAGCCCGCTCCTAACTTGTAAGCTTCGTTTGTATTGTGATATAATTCACGTGCTAACTGATAATTTACTCGTGAGGTATTTAATGAATATGACGTGTTATAAGCATTGACAACCCATCCATATTGCCCATAATCAGGTTGCCTTAATTTTGATATCTCCCCTACTATCCACTTAAACGGGTTTGTCGTAAATCTTCACCCCCCGCAAGACGTCAATCCCTTTAGGACTACGTTTTTCTATATTTTCCACTATGTGT